CGGCCGCCGGCGCCGTCGACCACGACGAGGTCTGCGAACGGGTCCTGGCCGATCTGGCCGTGGCCGGCCGGGGACCCGCGGGGGCGAGATATTCCGCGATCAAATCCGCGTCGAAATCAATCACACGGATCGGAATGATTTCATCGTTACCCGCCGCTAATACCTCCCACGGGGTCACGATTCCTCCTTAGGGGTGTAGACGATGGTGTAGGGGCCGCCCGATTCCGGGAGGGAGTCATAGGGTCCGTCTCCGGTCGGCACCCACCCTTCCAGACGGTACCTTCGCCAGGCGTCGCCGATTTTGTCGATGACGACGGTCCCAGCGGGTAGGTCGCTGCCGTCGCCCTCGACCGTGCGCGGAACGGCGGCTTCCTTGAGGTCGTCGATTTCCTCCTCTAGGGCGGCGATGTGATGGATGAGCGCGTAGATGTCGCCAACCACATCCCCACAGCCGCGCTTCTCGTATTCATAGTTCCTCAGCTTTTCGAGGATAGCGGCCTTGTTACTCATCGATCTTCTCCTCCTGCATGCGGGCGATTGTGGCCTCCAGGTCGGCAATGTGGGCGAGGAGGAAGGCGACGTCCTTCTCCGCGGTGCACTTGGGGAACCCGCCGGGGCCGTACTCGCCACCCCGCGCCCAGTTGTCAACGCGGGTGTTGATCTGCTCCAGGCAGTCCTGGACGCGCTTGTCGTCGGTGCTCATCGGTTTTCTCCGTCCTGGTAGTGGGTGAGCCAGGCGAGGGCGAGTGCCCCGACCTGGGTGACTTCGGCGATGGTGTCGGCCCCGTGGCCGGTACTGTTGGCGTTGTCGTAGGTGAGGGAGGCGGCGACCTCCCCCACCTCCTCGGCGAGGGCGTAGAAGCACGTCTCGTCCGTGTGGCCGTCCGCGTCCAGGGTCATGCCCGGATGCTTGGCCGCCGCCCGCTCATACTCGGCGACGAACGCGGCCGCCGGGTCCTCGACGCCCAGGTGGATCAGCAGCAGGGTCGACTCGGTGACAACGCGAATGAGAGCGCCCTTGGCCTTGCCGTTGATGATCTTGCGGAGGTGCAGCGCCTCGGGGCTGTCGTCGCCGGGGCGGAAGTCGGCGCTCCGGTGGATGGCGCGCCCCAGCGCGCCAAGCGATTCGTGCCATACGGTGACGCTCACCAGTGGGGACGTGGTGATCCCCCATTCTCGGACGTCATGCGTGTAGCGCACCGCATCCGCGGTGAACGGGCATGTCATTGGTGTTCCTTCCGGTAGGTGTGGGTGATGAGGAGGACGGTGATGAGGAGGACGGTCATGACGCCTCCGTGGCGTGGTTGGGGCAGACGGCCTGGTCGTCGTCGAGGTCCCAGCCACGCCGCTCAGCGAGGAGCCTGAGCGCCCGCATCTCGACGAAATCACGGTCTAGGTCCGCGGGGCGCGGTGAGAGGCTGATCTGCTCCGGGCAGCCGGGCCAGTCACAGGACAGCGACACATACGCCTGCCTAACGGGGATGAACTGGATCATCGCAGCACCGCATCCACGACGAGCGCCGACAATACGAACGTGGAGAACAGGCCGAAGAACATGACCACCGCCTCCAAGAGCACGCGTACCCATACCGAGAGGGCCAGCATCCATACGGCGTACCCGAGGCAGACGAACAGGAGGCCTATGAGCACCAGGAGCATGACCGCCAGCGTCATCACTGCGGCTTCGAGGAGGCTCATGACTCCGCCTCCACTGGGAGATTGTCGATGACGGCGGCGGGCACCTCGACGGACTCCGGCTCGGCCTTGGGCTTGCGTTTGCGGGCGACCTTGACTGTGGGCTGGTCGTCTCCGAGGCCGTCCAGCTCGACCTCCTCAGCCGAGTAGGAGAGGCCCATGAGGGCGTCTGCGGCGATCATGCGGCAGACTTCGGCGGTGGCTTTGGCGCGCAGCATGGCCTGCGGCTCCTGGGAGTACTTCTTGTTGCTCAGGTACCCGGCGGTGCGGGCGCGCTCGATGGTCCATGTGGAGGACTGGACCTGCTGGGAGCCTCTACGCCGGCCGGAGACGGTGACGGACGTGTCGGACTGGTCGTCGACCCAGACGTCGTGCCCGGCCTGCTGGACGACGGCGAGCATCGTCCTGGCGTAGAGGGCGGGCTTGCCGGAGATGACGTAGATGCTCTCCATGGCGGCGGTGGGGTCGAGGCCGAGGGCCGCGCCCTTCATGATGGTCACGGCGGTGGCGTCGACGTTGCCGCGCAGGTGGGCGGGCGCGAACCCAGTCGGGCATAGGACCTGCGCGAGAGCGCGGGCGTCGGCCATGGCGAGCGCCCAGGATCGAAGGCTGGCCTGGGCGGCGCTGGCCTCCCCTGTGGCGACGACGGCGGGCGTCGGCAGCGGCATGGTCGTGATGTCTGCGCTCGCGGGCTGTGTGGTGGTGAGGTCGGTCATTTGTGGTCTCCCCAGGAGTCGATGGTGGTGGTCAGGTCTGCGACCGATTTGACGGCGAGGAAGGCGCTCCAGGCGTGGTTGACGGATGGGAACTCGACGAGGCGGCATCCGTCGGGCTGGACGTGGATGGCCCCGATCCGGTCGATGGGCGGCATGGGCTGCTCGACCCCGTCGGCGTCGAGGTGGAACTCGGCGCGGGCGTAGGCGGCGCACTGGAGCGCGTAGGAGCCGTGGATCGAGTTGCTGGTCTTCAGGTCGAGGAGCCAGGTCTCCCCACCCATGCGGGCGACGAGGTCGGCGGTGCCCGCGTACCAGTGGGCGCGGCTCGCCAGGCGGGCCTCAGTGAGGATCGGCTCGACGTCGTGCCCATCGAGGAAGTCGACGTACCCCTCAACGTAGGGGACCAGGGACGCAGGGACGTCTACGGCCTCTCCCAGGGCGACCTGCTCGGCGAGGGCGTGCACCCTGGTGCCGCGCACGGCAGCCCGGTCGCGCGCCTGCCAGGGGGCGCGCTTGAGCCGGCTCACGACCGCATCCCTGCCCTGTGCCCCGATGGTTGCGGCGAGGGTGACCGCCTCATCGGCGGCGGCCTCGGCCACCACCTTCGCGGACCAGTACGGGAGCCCCGGCTTGGGGAGGCCCTTCCCGATGATCGTCGTCACCCCGGTCACGGGCTTGCCGTCGAGGCTGTACCGGTGGCGGGCCTCATCAAATTTCAGGCTCATAGCGGGTAGCTCCTTGTTCGGGATGGCATGGGGGCTGGTTCGATGCATGGGTGGCCGGCGGCGGCGAGTTCGGCGACGGTGGGGTTTCCGCCGCGCCGTTTGGGCTTGACGCGTACGCAGTCGCCCCGGCGGATCTCGGCGCGCCAGGCGGCATCTCGGCATGCCTGGCAGAGGCCCCGCCCCGAGTGAGCGGTGGTGCCGGGAAATTCGGCGATCGTCGTACCTGAGACCCGCATGCGGCGACCGCACTCCCGGCAGTACTGCGGGACGCTCCAGTCCAGTGTGACTCTCACCGGAGGTACCTCCCGTCCTTGACCATGTCCGCGGACGTGAGGACGTCGCTGATAGCGCCATCGAGGGCGGCGAGGGGCCCGTTGACGGTGATCTCTGCGAGGTCCCGGAGTGCCCGGTCTTCGACGGCGGCGAGGTTGACCCACTTCCTGATCTGGTCGCCGCGGGACTGCTTGACGAGCCGGGATCGGACGCCACGGTAGTGGCCCTCGGGGGTGCGGAGGAGGATCTGCCCGCTAAGCGAGGTGACAGTGAGGTCGCCGGGCTGCCCGGTGGGGCGTCGCTCCCCGTCGACGACGAGGATCATCGGGCTGGTGGGCCACGGCGCGGGCGACTCGGGGGCGGCTTCCAGGATGACCACCTCGGCGTAGTCGTCGATGGCCTTGACGTTGCTGGCGGTGACCTTCGTCGCGTGCCAGCCGCGCACGTCACGGTAGGCGACGACGTCGCCCAGTCGCGGATGGTGGTGGCGGCTCACTGCTCGCCCCTCTCGGTGATCTTGAGGAGGCAGTGCTCGCGGCGGATGAGGCCGGTGGGGAGGGAGCCGACGTGGCTCCACCCGTCACGCTGGAGGCGGCGGACCTTGCGGCGACCGATTGGACCCCAGGTGGGGACCCATCGGGCGTCGTAGACGCGGAGGCGGGCCACCGTCTTGTCACCCTCGCTGCTGGATGCGGTTATGTCGATGTTGGGGTACATGGGGTGTTCCTTTCTGGGGAGGGGGGTTAGAGGCCGTTGGTGAGGGCGTCGGCGTCGACGCGGAGGAGGGTGGCGAGCGCTTCGAGGAGCCTGGCCCGGTGCTGGGCGTGCTGGCCGATCGCACCCCAGGGCGTGTTGGCGTCGATCCGGCCGGCCCCGCGGCGTTGCCGGTCGCGCTCGTCGAGGGCTGCGGCCTCTGAGTCCTGGTAGTCGGCGCAGGCGCACAGGAACTCGGCCGCGTCACCGACGTCGACGCCGTCGCCGCCTACGTGGTCGATGCGGGTCATTTGTCCGCCACCCACGCCAGGTAGACAGAGGAGCCTGCGGCGAGGTTGGCGGAGGAGAGAGTGTCGTCCTCGGCTGGGGTGGCCCATACGCCGCCGTCCTCGTCGTCGATGCGCGTCCATGCCTGGTCGGCTTCGTCGCGGATGACGGTTCCGATGGGGAGGGCGTGGAGGTCTTCGCTGTACATGCGGGCTCGCCCGTAGGTGGTGGCGGTGGTGGCGCAGAGGATGGACTGGAGGCGGGTGATCTGCTCGGCGTCAGCCTCGCGCTGCGCCAGGTCGGCGTTCAGGCTGGCGGCGTTGTTGGCGGCGGTCTTCCACTGGTCGCGGTAGAGGTTCACCTGGCTCTTGAGGGTGTCGATGGTGTCGCGCTGCTCGCGGACGGTGGCGGCGAGGGCCTGCTCGCTGAGGGTGGGCTCCGTGGCCTTGCTGATCTCTTGGGCCTTGCGCTGGTCGGCGGCGAGCATGAGGAGGCTGATGGCCCCGATGGCGTCTCCGCCGGAGCAGTCGAGGAGGTCGCGGGCTTTGGTGCCGTAGGTGGCGGCCGCGTCGTCGCGGACTTGGGCGCAGGTGACGAAGTCGTCGCGCGCCGGTTTGGGGTAGAGGTTTTCGATCCTCATTTTTTACGGTCCTTTGTTCTGGGGGGGGGTGGGTTGGGTTGGGGTGCCCGTGTTGCCCACGTGGACAACAGTAAGTGCCCAAATGGGCACCGTCAAGGCGGGGCGGGCGTCGTTACCTGTTCGTGACGGGGGTGGATGGTGGGGCTGACTGCACGACGCGTTAACGCGCGTGAATCCGACTTGAAAACACGCAACCCCCACCGGGGTGCAGTCGAGACCCGCTAGGCCGCTCTAGGGGCCTTACGCGCACGATTTGGGGCGCTTCCGGCCCCGCCGTCACCCCCAGGGCGCGACGAACGCGCCAGGGCAGCCAGCACCTCACGAGCCCGAGCCGCCCCATCGCCCGACGACTCAGGCGACGGTGCAGCCGTCAACTCCGCCACTGGGCGGGCCGCTGGAAGCGCGTCAGCCCACGGCACACGCCCCACGCCCAGGGCGTGATCCATTCGAGCCAGCACCTCCGGCAACGGCGTCGCCGGCTCCAACTCAGCCACCTGAACCGCCTGCGCCAGCGCCGCACGCCCGTGCCGGTCCGCCTCGACGTCGTCAACGCCGTTGCCGATCGCCCGCAGGAACCCCCGCAGGTACGCCGACTGCTCGAAGCCACTGCGGCCCTCCGTCGGCAGGCTGTGGCGCTCGCGCCAGGCCCGGATCCGCTCACCCCGGACCGCCTTCGCGGCCCGGTTCACGTGCTGCGGCTTCGCCGCCCCGTAGGTCTCGACGTCGCCGGATGCGACGCGACGCACGGCCTCAGCAAGCACCTCGTCGGTCATGTCCTGGTCCAGGAGCGTCATCCAGGCGCGGATGCGTCGCTTGCCACCCTCGGCGTCGACGATGCCGGGAAGCATCCCGGCGTCCACGAGGATGCCGATCGCCAGAGAAACCCCTGTCGCCGTAGCCATCACAGGCCCTCCTTCGCGAACTCGGCCGCCAGGTCGTAGAACACCTGCCCGCCCTGCGGCCGCCCCTGCGGGCGCTGGGACTGGAGGCGGAGCGTGTCGAACTTCTGGCGGAGCTTGGGGACGCTGAGGACGTTGGCGCGCCAGAAGTCGTTGCCCTCGGCCCAGTCGATGATGCGGGTGATCTCTTCGACGGTGCGGCCGTCGCGGTCGATCATGAGGCGGGCTTGCGTTCGCCAGGCGGCGGTGATGCGTGGGGTGCGGCCGGTGCGGCGGTTGACGCTCGCGGCCATGGCGTCGCAGACGGCATCGACGTCGGGGCGGTGCTCGGCGATCGGAGTTGGCTCGGGGGCGTCCTCGTAGTCGTGCACGCTTCCTCTCTCCGACTGTGTCGGAGAGAGAGATGAAGTACGTAGTACTTCATCTTCTAACTCTGTCTCTGTCTCTGCTTTCGGTTTGGGTTTCGTTTGGGTACCCGAGTCGGTAACCGAGTGGGTTTTCGAGTCGGTTTTGCGGGGGCGGCCACCGCGCCTGCCATTGGCGGTATTCCGGGCAAGACGGGCGTTCACCTCCTCGGCGGACTCTTGGTGGTCCAGGAAGTCGTGAATCATGTAGTCGCCGTCACTCGTGCGCACCAGGGATGGCGAAGTGGGGTGGTTGGTGCACAACTCGGTTACAGGGTCGGTTACGTAGTGGGTACCCGAGTCGGTTAGCGAGTCGGTAACCGAGTGGGTTTCGGTTCGGGTTTTCGCGCCCCACCGACGGCGAGCCACCGACGCCGGAATCACCCCATCGGTCATCATCTTCCGGCTCCACAAGATCATCTCCACCAGCGTCCTGAACGCCGCATCCGACAAACCAGCGACTTTCGGGGAGTCCGCGAAGTCGACCGTCAGCCGTGCCCACACGCGACGGTCACTGCTGCGAGTCATCGCTGGTCACCTCCCAGTAGGCTTCCAGGGCCACTGGGGCCACACTGTCGTCGGCGTAGTCCAGGCCGATCACGGCGTCCTTATGGGGGAGCACCGCCATCGCGAACGTCATCAGGTCCGAGTGGGAGATCGCGTCATCGTCAAGTGAGAGCCGCGCAGTCATTCCGATCATCATTTCCTCCTAGCGTTTATTACGGGACTGGTTTGCATGCGCCATGTGAAGGCCGCCCATGCTTCGCCGTCCCACGACCGAGCGGGGTCGGCGTCGGCGACTGCGCACGCGGCAGCGGAGTCAGCAAGGTCCTCCAGGTAGTAGGTCCACCCGCCTACGTCCGCATACGCGAACAGGTAGTCGTCAATGGGCGTGTACCCCGTGGTCTCGCGCGCCCACTCGTGGAAGTCCTCGGCGGCATATCCCGCGTCGTCGTAGTACGGCCCCAGCCACTCCACGACATGCGGGACCGCGGCCATGCATGGCTGGCACTCCCACCACTCCCAGATCGTCCCGCCGTCGACGGCAGTCGACCGGCTGTACCGCTCCCCCTCGGGGATGATGCGGCGGCAGTCATCGCACCGGACGCACCCCCGAGACCGCGGGGACCTCTCGCGGATGATCGCGCTCATTCTGCGTCCTCCTGAATCTTCCGCTCCTCGGCCTCCAACCACTCGGCACAGTCGTAGGTGACCGATAGGCCCTCCTCATCGACGCGGGAGACGTAGATGAGTACGCCGGGCTTGTAGGCGTCGGCGTAGTCCTTGGTTGCGCGCCATGTCACGATCCTGCTGTCATCCTTGAGGACGCCGGGCTGCTTGTAGGGGGCGAGAGCGTCGCCGACGGCGCGGATGAGCTTATCCAGGTCGGGCTTGACGTGCGGCACGAGTCGCTTCTTGGCACTCTTGGGGCGAGGAAGAAAGAAAGCGGCAGCGACGGCGACGGGGCCGTCGTAGCGTGGCTCCCAGCCGGCTTCTCGGGCGGCCTCCTGGGCGGCGCGCTTGACGCGGGTGCGCCAGGCGGCGAGTTCGGGGCCGCGGTCGTGGGTGACGACGACGCGCTGACCGGAGGTGAACGCCTTGGTGGAGCCCTCGGTGATCGGCTCACCGGGGACGAAGAAACTAAACGAATCCATGGTTGAGTGCCGTTTCTGCTAGGTGGTTGACTGCGTGTGCTGCCTGCTGGGGGACGACTCCGTTCCCCAGGGCCTTGAGTGCCTGTGACCGTGAGAGCCCAGGCGTGTCCGTGACGTGCCCGGCGGGGAGGCCCATCATCCACTCGACGAACCGCGGGGAGAGGACGTCCCCGCCGCGTTGGCCGGTCTCCGTCGGCGGCGGGGCCTCACGCCCCGTCACCTCCTCCCACCGGCGGATCGCCGGCGCGTACTCCAGCCAGGGCGAACGGCCAGGCGCGCGACGACTGTCTGTAGGTTCATGCCGCCGTCCCCGTGCTCCCCTGGGCCGGTCGCGCAGGATGCGGAGGGTGTCGGCAGCGTCGGGACGCCACGCGAGGACGAAGACCCGCTCACGCCGGTGCGGGGCTCCGACGTCGGAAGCCCGTACAGACTCCCATGTCGCGTCATACCCGAGGCCGGCCAGGTCTCCGACCACACGTCCGAGAGCCCGGAGAACAGGTCGGTCTGCCCTCCCTCCCAGACGTCCCGGACCGGGTTCCAGACGGCTATAGGCGGACGCTGAGCGGGCGCCACTGACGTTCTCCCAGACGACAACATGGGGCTTGATCTCCTCAATGGCGTGGGCCATGGCCTCCCAGATTCCTGAGCGGGTGCCTGGCCTCATCCCGGCGCGGTGACCAGCGTTGGATAGGTCCTGGCAGGGGGTGCCCCCTGCGATGACGTCGACGGGCTCGACGGTTGCCCAGTTGACGTGGGTGATGTCCCCCAAGTTGGGGGCGTCTGGCCAGTGGCGGGCGAGGACCTTGGAGGGGCCGGCTTCGACGTCGGCGACCCACCTGGTGTCGACGTCGGCCAGGAGACCCAGGCCGAGGCCGAGGCCGCCATAGCCCGCACAGATTTCTCCGAGCTTGAGCGTCATGGCAGGTCGAAGAGGGGGATGGTCCCCATGGTCTCGTCGACGTCGCCAGCGGGCTGGTGGACAGCGAGACAGGCTGGGCAGACGAGCGGGTCGGCGAGGTCCGCTTCCTCGGCCACGGTGCAGTGGTCTCTGAGGAACGGGACGGCGGCCATCTTGGTCTCGCGGTCGCAGAGGCGGGTGAGCATGAACCAGGTGCCGCCCTGGTAGCGAGTGACCGCCCCGACGTCGACCAGGTGGCGGCGAATCCGCCCCGGCAGGAGGACGCGAGTCATGACTCCTCCTGCCAGAGGCCGCGCTCGGCAGCCAGAGCTGCGCAGATGGCCTCGAAGGCGAGGTGGCTGAGGGAGTTCTGCTGCTCCATCAGGGTGTCACAGTTGATGACGGCGGAGACTTTGATGGGCCACCAGTCAGCCACGTAGCCGAGGGACACGATGAAGTTCTGCACCCGGACGTTGGTGTCTGCCGTCAGGTCCAGGTGGTTCAGGTTGTCGTCGTTCAAGCTCCAGCAGAAGACGGCGCAGTCATCGACGATGTAGTCGAACGCTTCAGGGGTAGTCCACCCGGCGCTGTTGAGGCCCTGGAGGCACTCGGCGGCGACGACTAGGGAGGCCATGACTATCTCTTGGGTGCGGCGCTCGTCGACACTCCCGTCGATCTGACTCCAAGCGGCCTTCGTGATGAAGCCGCACAGTTCGCCTACCTTCAGGGTGAGGTTTGAGATCTGCTCGCCTGGGATCGGGGCATCGTTCAGTGACCCCCTGCGCTTCTCCATGTTGGCCTTGACGCGCACGGCCCGCTTGAGCATGGCCTCGAAGTCCTGGCGGCGCTGTTCCATCGTCAGGGTGGTCATGCTGCGGCCTCCTCGACCTCGCGGGCGGCGTCTAGCATCGCCTGCACCATGCCCTGGGCTCGACGGATGACCGCCCAGTCGGCATCCGGGATCAGGTAGTAGCGCTCGCCGAGGAGCGGGCTGCCATCCCGGTCTTTTTCACTCAACCAGATAAAGGAAGGCTTGACCGCGTCACTACCGTCCTTCTTGACCCCAGGACCACGCAAGGTGATGTGGATGCTGATACCGCTTAATGTCGCGCTGGTTCTGGCCTCCACGTAGGTGGCTCGCATCCTGGTCAGGTGCCCGAACCTGGATGGCAGTTCCACCGGCTCCGGAAGGGGCAGGGACACTGTTGCGTTTACAGTCATGCTGCGGCCCTCCCCTGCTCGGTGAGGGCGAGGAGGCGCGCCTTGCGGCCGGAGGGGGTGGTCGCGTACTCGCCGGTCTCCTCGATGAGGCCCTTGTCTTGAAGTTCGCGCACGGCGGTGCGGGCGCGGGACGGGGACAGGACGCCCCGGGTCATTTGCTCGACGACGGCGAGCGTGAACGACTCGGGGGCGCTAGCGGAGCGAAGTGCCCACAGGGTGATGGCCTGGCTGGGGTAGGCGTCGACGATGCTGTCGGCGGCCCACTGGCTGGTTTTGGGGTCGTTGGCGCGCACTGAGCCGCGCTCGCGGGGGTGGATGGTGCTGGCGGTGGTCATGCTGCGGTCTCCTGGTCGTTGTGGTGGGGGTGCTGGGGCTGTTGGAGCTGGCGGGCTTCCTGGTCGCTCGCGTAGCGGGCACGGAGGGAGAGCGTCATGATTGGCTTGGCTCCGTGCTGGATTGATGCCCTGGGCTCGGAGAGGAGGACCATGCCGAGTGTGCGCAGGAGGTCCATGAGGTCAGCGGTGGCTTCGCCGCGCTGGTGGGCTACGGGGATGTTGGGGAGCATGGGCCATAGGTAGCGGTACTCGCCTCCGCCCATGGGGGAGATCTTGGAGGCTGGGGAGATGGTCACGGGGGTTCCTTTCAGGCTTCGGGGAGGCGGTCGATCCAGGCTTCGAGGTCGTCCTTGCGGATGAGGTACTTGGTGCCTGCCATGCGGGCGGGGAGATGGAGGTCGGGGTCGGTTGACTTGACGGCCCTGCGGATGTAGTCGACGGACAGGCCGGTGACGGCGGCCGCGCCGCTGAGCGTGTAGGTGAGGACGACAGTCATTGGCGGGGCTCCTTCTCGGTGCGGATGGTGTGGGTGACGGTGGCGGCGGTGAGGGTGGCGGCGAGGAGGAGGACTCCCGTGTGGTGACCGAGCGCGGCGATGAGGGCAAGCTCGGTGAGGATGGCGGCCGCTGCGGCTGCTCCGAGGGTGTAGGTGGTCATGCGGCGGCCGCCTCGGCACCGAAGAACGACTCATCGCCGTAGTAGGAGGAGTGGATGTACCAGCGGCCCACGCTGCGGCTGGCGTACCAAGAGGTTGGCTCGTAGGCATCGGAGCGCTGCTCGCGGATGAAGAGGCCGAGGAGGTCGCAGAGGGCGTCGAAGCCGCCGTCGTAGGGGTAGATGGCGATGTCGAAGCGCCCTTCGGGGAGGGCGTGGATGTAGGTGTGGGAGATGTCGATGCAGTTCCTCTCGGCCTCTTCGATGAGGGCGTTCACGAGGGGGAGCGCTTCGCTGATGGGGCGCTGGGTGGTGGGGTTGCACATGGGGTTTTCCTTGGGGGTTAGGCGGCTTCTGCCTGCTGGATGATGTGGCTTGCGGTGGTTCCGAGGGCGGTGGCGATGCGGTTGATCTCTTCGAGTTGGAGGCCGCGGCCGGTTCGGAGCCTGCGCTGGAGGGTGGAGCGGGGGATGTCGGCGTCTCGGCTGAGCTGGAGGAGGCTGGTGTCGGTGGCCTCCATCCGGCGGGTGATCGCCCGGATGATGGGCGGTGGGTTGTTGTCCATGTGGGCAACTGTAGGTGCCCATTTGGGCACCTGGCAAGTGGCTGGGAATCCCCTCAGAAGTTCGTTATCAATCCGTCACCTTGTTGCCCAATGTGGCACACTCGAAGCATGAGCACACGAGCTACGAACCCAGAGATCGGCCTCAATGCCGCGGCGGCCGCCGAACTTCGCGCGCTCCGTGAGGAGAAGCGCATGACCGTGCGCGGGCTCGCTGCCGCCTCAGGCGTCCCCCTACGCACCCTCATGCGCCTCCTGGCGGGCGAGCGCCCCATCACCTTTGAGCCGCTGTGCGCGCTCGCTGACGCCCTTGGGGTCAGCGTCTCCACGATCATCTCCCGCGCCGAGGACCGCCTACGGGAGGAGCAGCTGGTCCCGCAGTTCTCCTGCTGATCGCTGCGGCGCAGACAGGAAGGACCCCCGCTCAGGCAGTGCCGGGCGGGGGCCTTCTGTGTGTGGTTGTCTGATCTCACTGACGGCCATCAGGGGTGACAGCCGACCGATCGGTATCAGTTTGGTTGAGAAACGATTACGCAGCGTCGAAGTTGATGGGTGCCTTCCCCTTCCGGGCGCGGCGCTCGTTGATGAGGTCGCCAGTGGTCTTCTGCCACCAACGCTTCGGTGCGGGAGCGACGTCGTCGGCCGGCTCGACGGCGGGCGCCTCGGCCTCCCGTGCGGCCTTCTCGGCCGCGGCCGCCTGCCCCTGACGGATGATGGTCATGGCCTTCGCCGCGAAGGAGCGGGCCTCCCCGTAGCGCTTCACGTCGAGTTCGACAACATGCGCGTCGTCGACGGTCTCGACGATGAGGAACTTCGTCGCCGCGACCTTCTTCTTGATGGCGAGGGCGAGGATGCCGACGGCGGCGACGCGGGTAGCGGTGAGCCGCTTGCTGGCGGCCTGGCCGTCCTCTACGACGATGTCGACGACGTCGACGGCGGGGATGACGGTGAGCCGCTTCGGGACACCGACCGAGCCGTCGGAGTAGACGGTGATCTTGCCGTCGTTCGCCTTGAACTGGACGGAGTGGAAGAGTGACATGGGTGGTTCCTTTCAGGGGGTTGGGGTGGAGGTGAGGCCGAGGCGGGGCGCGACGGCTTCGAGAGCTTGGCGGGCCTGGTCCAGGTCGGCATGCTGGTAGCCCAGGGTGGTGGTGACGCTGGTGTGGCCCATCAGGGCGATGATGACGGCGGCGGGTACGCCGGCGGCCATGAGGAGCGTGGCTGTCGAGTGGCGGGCCTCGTGGGTCACATAGTACTCCCAGGGATCCTCCTCGGTGCCGCTGCCGCCCTTGTGGACGCCGGCAGCGTCCTGGAGGCCGCGCCACGCCTCCATGTCGTCCGTGGCTGACCATGGGCCGCCGTCGGGGCGTGGCCACACCAGCCCATAGGGGGACTCGGGGCAGTGGTCCTGCCAGGCGGAGAGGGCGGCCGCCATCCATGGCACGATCGGCAGCACGCGGGCCCCGGCCGCCGTCTTTGTCGGCACGAGGTGATAGGCGCCCGTCAGGTGGTGGGCGTCGTACCAGCCGGGCAGGCCCGCGTCTCGCGCCCTCTTGGGGACCGCCTGGAGCTGGCGGTCGATCTTGAGGGTGCCGGCGGCGAGGTCGACGCGGTCCCAGGTGAGCCCCAGGGCCTCCCCCTGCCGGAGGCCCTGGAGGAGGGCGGCGACCCACCTGCTGGCGTCATGCTCGCCGGCGAGGCGGCGGGCGTTGCGCTCGCGCCTGCTGGCGTCGACGTCGAGGGGTGGCCATGCGTCGGGCTCGGTGGCGATCTTGAGTAGGGTGGCGGCGTCGGCGGCGGGGATGGCGCGCCGGCGGTTGGGCGCCTTCCTGGGGAGGGGGACATCGAAGACCACCTGCGGCACCTGGTACCCCTCGGTGCGGGCGTCTCGGAGGACCTTGAGGAGGATGGCGCGGCACCGGTGCGCCGTCGTCGGACTGGAGCCCGCCTTCTCGTGCGCTTTGTCGAGGGCCCGCATGTCGGCGGGGTTGAGGTCGGTCAGGCGCTTGGAGCCGATCGTGGGGACGATCCAGAGGTCGATCATCCGGGAGGCGACGTCGAGGCTCGTGGGGCGCAGGCGCGTGGCGGCGGCGGTCTTCCACTGGTCGCACCACGTCTTGAGTGTGGTGCGGGGGCTTGCGCCTTGGGTCTGGCCGGCGGCGTGGTCGCGGCGCAACTGCCTCAGGGCGCGTTTGGCTTCGGCCTCGGTCTTGCGGATCCGGGTGGCTCGCTTGAGTCCGCCGCTGCGGGTGTAGCCGACGGGGAGGGCGGCGACCCACTTCCCGTCCTTGCGCTGGTAGATGCTGCCTTCTCCGTATGCCATAGGGTCCTCCTCGGGTAGCAGTGGATAGCAGTTTGGATAGCAGTGTGTAGCCTACGGTAGCCCATGAGGACTCATGTTGGGTGTGATGGTTTTGGCGCGATGGCGCGGTTCCGTGCCGCCCGCCGGGCCAGTCTATCCCTGCACTCAGTTCTTCATGAGAACTACCTGACATGCACCAGTATGCGCAGAATCATGCGGGACGTCAACCCCCGTGACCCCCTTGAAATAGCAGTTAGATAGCAATGTTTCTGAGACACCGAGAAACCCCTGGAATCACGCCACAAACAGCCCCTAGAGACGACGAAAGGCGCCCCTCCCACCCAGATAGGTGAGAGGGGCGCCTAGGCCCTATAGGGGCCTCTCAGTCGTCACCGAGATCCCCGATCGGCTCCTCCCCGGGGCCGCGCGGTAGGTCGCTCAGGGGTGCGCCGCGGTCGAGGGCGATCGCGCGCGTCCTGCGCGCCACGCACTCCCACTGGGCGGCCTCCCGGCGCGCGGCCTGCACTTCCGTCTCCCGCCCCTGCCGGGCGTGCCACATAGCTCGGACGGCGGAGGCGACATAGCCGAGGAGGCTGGATGCGAGGCCGCTCGTGATGACGACGGCGATCAGGTCGGCTGTCCGCATCCCGTATCTCCCCTCTCGACAGCGCGTGCCGCGGCATCAGCCTCGTGAGCCTTCGCGACGGTCACGCCGATCTGTGCCCGACGGAGCGGGGTGTCCGGCTCGCGGCCGGGCTCCCAGGTGCGGCCCCAGGTGCGGGCCATCCGCTGGGCGATCATGAGGAGGAGAGCGACGATGATGAGGAGCGGCCAGCCCGGCCACCGGTCAGTGGTGAGCGCGCGGAGAGCATCCTCCACGGCGACGGCGAGGAGGCCGAGGGCGGCGAGGGCCGCCGCTGGCCCCTCGACTCCCCACCATCCCCGCCACGCCGACGGGGCTCCTAGCAGACACCCGATGATGGTGACGGCGCATCCCAAGGTGACGTCCCAGGGCTGGACGCGCGGGCTGGTGAGGATGAGGGCCATGGCGGCCGCCACGACCCCATACGTCGCCACCATCAGGGCGGTGACGATACGGGGCTCATGGAGGGTCCCCCAGATGCGGCGGCCCAGGCCCATCAGTCGGCCTCGTGGCGCGGCGTGTAGGTCTCCCGGGTCTCGCCGCCGGGGGTGACGATGCCGGCCCAGGAGAGGACGCTCACGCCGCCAATCTTGATGCGGGACAGGGCCTCATAGGCGACCCACGCGAAGCCCAAGAACTTCGCGGCCTGGGCGGCCAGGACGTCAGCCTGGAGCGGGTAGGCGGACAGCGCCCAAGCGCCCACGGTCAGGGCCACGGCGGCCCCGATCACGAGAGCGACGCGACGCCCCCGCGTCCAGTAGGGGCGGTCCAGGGCGGCCTGGACCAGGGGCCACAGGACCCCCAGGACGACGGTGGTGACGAAGGGGTCACGGATGAGAGTGCTCACGCGGCCGCCCCCTTGATCGCAGCGGCGGTGGCAGCGGCGGTGTCCGCGACCAGCCGATCATACGCAGCCTGCCAGTCGGCGACCGTCCGATCGTAGAAGTCAGGCCACTGGAAAATCGGGTTCCCACACGCCTGCCGGTAGGACGTCTCGATAATCCCGGCGACCCGCAGCGGCGGGAATCCACCCCTCAGGATCGTATACTCCTTGACCTTGTCGTCACCGCGCTCGGTGTAGATGAAAATCATCTCGTCATCTCCTGTCGTCGTATCGGTAGTGGTGGCGGTGGGGGCGGTCGCCCCCACCATGGCGTCCCAAGCTGCGCGGTCACGCAGCCGGTTGAGGTCGATGTGGTCGCCCCATCCAGGCAGGCGGCCATCCTCCGTGTACTGGTGCACCAGCGCTGACGTACCCCAGTAGGGGACGTCCGGGACGGCCGGGTCCATGTAGCTGGACCCGTAGTCGCTGTAGTCCGGGCCACCTGCCACCCATAGCGGGTACCGGGCGGCGACCGCTGACCAGTCGTAGGAGTGGAGCACGTTCTGGTAGGTGTAGAAGCCCGGCGTAGTGCCGGTACGGGCGGCGACGGCGTCAAGCCAAGCCTGGGCCGCCCCAGGGCCAAGCGGTACGGCGTCAGCCTCCCAGTCCAGCCACAGGGGGACGCGCCCCAGGAAATCGGCAGCGTTGGCCAGGAAAAACTCGACCTGCTGATCGATCGGATCGTCGTCCGCGAAGTGGTACAGCGCCAGCCGCTTCCCATTGGCCAGCGCGCTAGCGACCTGATCCCGCCAAGCCGGGTTCACATACCAAGCGCCCTGTGTCACCTTGACGATGACGAAATCGGCGGGCACGACACTGAAATCGATACCGGCCTGATAACTGGAGACGTCGACACCGTGCGCGTGGGCGGGGGTGCTCGAGCTCGCCGGTGCGGCAGGCGCAGGAGCCGGTGCCGGGGCGCTCCCCCTGGCGAACTCGGGCCACTGAGACAGGAACAGGCTGTCGTCGAAGCGATGGCAGGACGTCCACTTCCCGGTCAGCGTGTAGGGGTGGCTCGAGTAGGGGACAGTGCGCGTCTCCCCGCCGGTGGTGTCACCGGCGTAGCCGTCGATGCTGCCGTCCTCGGCGATCCACGCCTCGGACAGGTAGTCGGCGGCAGGGTCGGTGATGATGACGACGTGGCCCGCTCCGCCCTCAGGGCCAGCGGACAGGACGACGTCGCCGACCTGGAATCCGCCGTCCGGGCGGAGGTTGGCGTCGTCCCAGTTAACCTCTCGGTAGCCGCGGGCCTCGAGGCCGGCACGCATGTTCCCGGTCCATAGGCCGTCGATCTCCGGCAGGGCTGGGTGGCCCCAGGGGACGCCGTAGGTGACGTGCAGGCCGTAGCAGATGCTTCCGCAGACGAGGCTGGAGCAGTCGGCGTTCTGGGGGGTGGTGACGTAGCCGGCCTCGTCGGCGTTAGCGAACCAGGTGCGCCGGTCTGGCTGGCTGTAGCCGACGTCGGCGACGTCGCAGATGTAGCGGGCCTGGGCGGCCGCCACGGATCCTACAGACATGCGATTCCTTTCCGTGAATTGGTATGGGAAATCCCCGCCACCGGGTGGTGCGGGGAGTGAGTAGGGTGGGTCAGAATCCGACGGCGATCCACATGAGCGCGTGCGCGTGCGATTTGTCGTTCTCGCCGGGGAACATGATTCGGAAACCCTTGTTTGTTAAAGTCTCGACGGCGGGCTGCGTGGTGGCCGTGAATTGCCACTTCACTGCGTTATTCCAAATCGGCTGGAACACGATGGACAAGCACGCGTTCGGGAATGGTGTCGGGAAATGCACTTCCTCCATGTAGCCGTGCCCGTAATGAAGGCTGCCCGTGAACCCTGCGAGGCGACCGCACTTGACGATCATGACCTCGTTGGGGGACGGCTGGGAGTAGGGCAGGCCGACATCTCCGGCCTGCTGGGACTCGATTCGCATGCCCCCGGTGCCGTCCCAGCGGGTGCCGTCGTAGCGAATCATGGCGCTGATTGACTCGACCCAGAAGAAAATCGGGTCGGATGGGGTAGCCGTCCACCCCAGATCCCATTTCGCGCGATCCCGCTTCCGGTAGGCATCCTGCCAATCCGAGGCCCAGATAATGCTTTTGATCGAGCGGCCCAGGGTATCCATATCGCCCTGAGCGTTAAAAGGGTCCGTCCCCTCGGGGACGCGGACACCATTCATGAGTGTGCGAGACATCTACCTGTTTCCTCTCAGGGCGTATTCCATTTGATTGTGATGCGGCCACTATCTGGGTCGGTGCCAATATCGGAGACGCCACCCTCGACATTGCCCCCGGTCCACAGGAGGCCACCCCCGTTGGCGATGAGCCACTGGGCTACCTCTGCCGGGAGGGTGACGTCCTGGCCGCCAGGCGCCCACTGGGCGAGCGGCACAGACAGGGACGGGCCAGCCGCGGCCGGCTGCCGCCCCAGGCTCCCGGACGCGTGACAGCGCCCCTGGAGAGTGACCGCCGTGTTACCGCCGTCGGCGGTCCGCTCCCCGAAATGCAGGCGGGCCTCCACGATGCGGAGGCCCGTGATCGCCTTCAGTGCCGCGAACTGGCCGCCGTACCCCCACGCGCCGACCGACGCGAACTTGCCGCCGGCGACGACGCGCTCCGTCCACGGGTGGCCATCAGAGCGGCGCGTCGACCACGACGCGGAGTAGACAGGCCGGATCACCGCCGTCCCCTCAGACTGACCCAGCCCCTGTAGCGGCGGGGAGGGGTTGGTGTCCGCCGGCTCAGGCTGGGACGGTGAGGTAGAAGTGATGGAAGAAGAGCGGGAGAAAGAGATGATGACATCGGACGGGAAGGAAATTCCCTCCATGGAGGATTATAAGGAGGAGCTGGAGGAGTCTCTCCGCAGCCACAGGCAGCAAAAAAGAGCGGACATGGC